TATTTCAAACGGATTAATTGTTCACAATTCAATGATTGAGCCAGCGCGTCGTGTATGGAAGCAATTAAGTCTTATGGAAGACGCGATGTTAATTCACCGTATCATGAGAGCGCCAGAAAAGCGTATCTTCTCTATCGACGTTGGTAACATTGCTCCATCTGAAATTGATCCGGCGATGCAAAAGATTATTTCTCAAGTAAAGAAGGTTCCATATATTGATGAAAAGACCGGTGATTATAACCTACGCTTTAATTTGAACAACATGGTAGAAGACTTTTATCTACCTGTTCGTGGCAGTGACAGCGGTACCAAGATAGATACATTACCAGGTATGGAATTTACCGGTATTGATGACTTGGAATATGTTCGTAACAAGATGATGGCTGCTCTAAAGATTCCAAAGGCATTCTTGGGTTATGATGAAAGTATTTCTGGTAAAGCAACTCTTGCCGCCGAAGACGTTCGTTTTGCTCGCACCATCGGTCGTATTCAACGTATCCTTGTTTCCGAATTAACCAAGATTGCTATTGTTCACTTGTATGTACAAGGATATCAAGACGCATCTCTTGTAGACTTTGAATTGGAGTTGAGCAATCCATCCACAATCTTTGAACAAGAAAAATTGGAAATCTGGCAGAACAAGGTTAACTTGGCCAGCGATATGATGGAAGCTAGTATGTTCAGCAAGAAATGGATATACAATAAAATATTTAATATGTCCGGAGATGACATTGAAGGCATACAAGGTGATGTTATCAAGGACAAGAAAGAAGCTTGGAGAATGGAACAGATTACCAGTGAAGGTAATGATCCTTCCACAAGCAAGCAAAAAGCCGGTGAAGGTGGTTTGACAGATATAGGCGGGGAAGCGGCTGGCGGTGAAACGGGTGGTGAGGCCGGTGGCGAAGTACCGGGTCTTCCTCCATTGGAAGAAATAAAAGAACCGGAAGGTCAAGAACTTGATGAAGAAACTCGCCGTGAAAGAGAACAAGGTATTCGGGACCAAACCGGCAACAAAGAAAAATATACTCACGGGTTTGATAAGACCAGAGGCGAAGATCCTCTTGGCAATGGTCAAAATAAAGAAAAATCAAGAACAGAGCGTTCTACCCGTCATATATACAGAGGTTCTGCTTTAAGTATGGATGAAGATCTAAAGCATATAAAGCAGTCGCTAATGACCAAATATAATAATAAGCAGAAGAAGGTAATAACCGAAGAAAAGTCTATATTAGACGAGTCTAATCTCATTAACGACGATAAACCTCTCTAAATATTGAGTTTTTATCACCCACGCACATATTTATAAATAATAAAACTGTATGAAGAAGCTTAAACACTCGAAATATAAGAATGCTGGCATTTTATTTGAACTGCTTGTCAGACAAGTAACCGCCGATATTCTTAACGGTCAAGAAGACTCAAAAGCAAATAATATTTTGCGTAATTATTTTTCAGAATCAACGGAACTCGGCAAAGAAAACAGACTATATCGTATTATAATGGAAGAAAAAACCAAGGATCAATCATCTGCTGATAGATTACTTGAAACCATTATTAAGACTCGTCGCAAGCTTGATGAAAGAGCTTTGAATTTACAAAAGTATAATCTAATCAAAGAAATTCGTAACAACTATCCATTGGATGATTTCTTAAAAGGTACAATCAGTAATTATAAACTTTTAGCTTCTATCTATAAAATATTTGAGGAATCTGTAAATGCTGTTGAGTGCGATCCTCGTGAAATTTTTAAAGCTCGCAATTGTATTGTTGAAAGTATTGCTGCCGCTAAGACGCCAACTCGTTTGGTCAATGAAGATGAAAAGAAAGATTTGGTCAAAGTATATCAACAACAAAATGAAGATGTTCGTCTTCTTGCTTATAAACTACTTGTTGATTCATTCAATGAAAAATACAAAGGCTTGGACGACAAGCAAAAGATTCTTATTCGCGAATATATCAATAATATCAGCAACACCAATTCACTTCGTCAATATATCAACAATGAAGTTCCAATTGTTCGCAAAGAAATCAATGAACTCAAATCATATGTGAGCAATGATGTTGTTCGCATCAAATTGGATGAAACATTAAATCAATTGGACAAGATATCCAAGGGTACATTGGTCAAAGAAAATCAAATCATGGCACTCATGTTGAGCTATGAACTTGTAAAAGAACTAAAAAACCTAAAGTAAAATTATGAAAAAATCAGAACTAAAACAACTAATCAGAGAAACTATCGACGATGTTAAATTGGAAGCTAAAACCAAGACTTCTACATCAGGTACGGCATACACATTCAATCAACTGAACAGATTGATGGAAGTAGATAAAATCATTGTATTTATTAAGCCCACACGTGGAGGAAAACTCGTGCAGATTCCAAACGACGAGGGATTTTTCGACGCCGAAAATGATGACGGAGAAGAAACCGTTCATACGGGAGATTTTGGGAACACACTGTATGAATTTGGTTACGATTTTAAAGAAATTTATGTTGCTCAAAAAGTAAACATAAAATAAACATATGACAAAGTCAGAACTAAAAGAACTAATCAGAGAAACAATAAAATAAACATCATGACAAAGTCACAACTAAAACAGCTAATCAGAGAAACTATCAACGATGTTGCTTCCACCGGAAAAAGAAAAGAAGCAACACCACCGGAGTGGATGGTTACATTCAGTCGTTACGGAATTGGAGGAACTGAAGAAGAATTTACTGTGGTTGTTCGTGGAGCAAATGAACAAGCCGCCATAAGCAACGGAAAAAGATATGTGCAAAGACATAAAGAAGAACTTATTGGATACGAACGGGATATTCTTGATGATCTTGAATCCGTAAAAGCAGAGCTACTGAAACAATAAGCAACGACGCTGAAATAAAATATGAACGACGCCAAAAAAATCATCCGCGAATTAGTTGAAGAGGTCATTGAAGAAATGACAGCAACGGGCGCTGTTGCTGGTTATCAAACACCAGCAGCATTTCGTGGTCATAAAAGCAAAAAGAAAACAGCCGAACGTTCTATGCCAGGTGGCAAAGTTGTAGGCAAAGAAGATACAGATGATACCACAGTCGGCGAAGGTGAAAGACTAACAGTTCGTCGCGATGTTAATATCATGGAAGGTCGCAGTCGCTATCGTAATTTTAAAGAAAGTGACATGATGAAAAATCATGCCAAAATTTCTTATGGTATCAATCAAGCCAAGAAGATGCTTAGAGAAGTTGAATATCTATTAAACATCTGCGAACGCTTAAAGACAGAAGCAGATGTACCAACTAAAAGTTTGTGGGCACGCACTCAACCAGACATGAAAGAAATTCATAGTCGCTTGAAGGAAATTGCTAATCGTATCAACAGAATGGGAAAATAATAAATCTATGAATCTAACAGACATTGCCAAGAAAATATTAAGTGAAGATACATGGGGCAATAACCCATCGGCGGCTGCTCCACAAGCACCAGGTCGTTCACCAACCGCAACACAACCGCCAGCATCTCCAAATGCCAAGATGATTGATATTTCTAATACTTTTAAAAATTTCAAACTGTCACTTGAGAAGCAAGAAGATGCTGCTGTAAAAAAACTTGTTGATGAACTAAGCAAACAATTCTTGAAAAAGAGTGTTGTTGTCAAAGCATCAAAAGGTTCTGTTGGTCAAATTGAAAAAGAATACTCTTTCCCAGTTAGTGCTATTGATGTTCGTTATATGAAAGACAAATACTATATTGTATTTTCTGGTAAAGAAGGTAACGAAGCAGAATCTGAATATTACTTAGACGACTCTCAAATTGAAGTTGATGGGTATGGACAAGAAGCCCCAACAATGCAATCCTCTCTTGGCAAAGGTCAAGTTGGCGGAATCAAATACCCACAAACAATGGGAATTGCATCAAAACGAAACATTGTACCACAAAACTAATATGAGCAAGCAACTACTAGTAGATTTTATTCCTTTTGATATCACTCCACAAATGTTGAGTGAAGCAAAGGCAAACACAAATGGTCCATTGGTTCTAAAAGGCCCGCTACAAAAAGCCGGTGAAAAGAATCATAACGGTCGTGTATATCCACGCGAAGTATTAGAGCGTGAAGTTGAAAAGTATCAACAAATCATCAAAGAGCGTCGTGCTCTTGGTGAACTTGACCATCCAGAATCTAGTATCATCAATTTAAAGAATGTGTGTCATAATGTTACAGAATGTCACTGGGAAGGTGATACTGTAGTAGGTACAATTGAAATTTTAACAACTCCAAGTGGTAATATTGCTCGCGATTTGATTCGTAACAATATCCGCATTGGTATCAGCAGTCGTGGATTAGGCAGCGTTCGTAACGTAAATGAAAACACTGTAGAAGTACAAGATGACTTTGAACTACTTTGCTTTGACCTTGTATCATCACCATCTACTCGCGGTGCTTATATGAATCTTGCCGAAGGTATCAACCATAACAAGCAATTACTCGGCGGCACTCAAGACAAAAAAGACATCAATAAGTATCTAAAGATTGAAGGCATCATTCGCGATATTCTATCAGAAATTCGCTAAAATCATATGAAAAAATCAGAACTAAAACAGCTAATCAAAGAAGTAGTGAAAGAAGTATATAACTCAATGAGCAAGCCAATTTCGTTTAATGGCAAGCAAGTTGATACACGTTCGATTAAAATTGACGGCGTTGATAGAAAAGATTACCCAGATTTTTCTGATGCTTATATTTCTGCGGCAAATTATATTGATGGCACACCACTCAGTGACAATGATCTTGCCGCGTTTGATAATCAAAACGCCGAATTGGTCAATCAAAAAATTCACGACGGTCAATTGTATATGCAAGAAGGTGAAGAAGAAAAACTACGCTACAAAGGCGATATCTATGATAGAGAAGAGGCAGCAGAAAAAGCGCGTTATAACAGACCTAGTTATGGACACTCTAATAAATCAAATATGGTAGGTATTACATTCTTTGAAGTTCCGTCTGGAAAAGAAGAAGAAGCTAAGAGACTAGGATTAATTCAATTCAAAAGTGGAAAATTTGGAGTTAAACATCAATTTGACAAAAATATTATATCCGTTGCTAGTGATAGAGAAAAAAGCATGGTAAGTTCCGCTGAAAGAACATTTGGCAAAGGTCGTTACTGGGAACCAAGAAAGTAATTTTACACAATTTACATAAATTGATATATATTTATACACATATGAACAACAAGATCACCAACCCTTTTCTAAAACAACTTATTTCTGGCATATCTCAAAAAGCTACTCAAGGCCGTATTACAGATATTGGTTGGAATATTCTTGAAGAAGCTAAGAAAAATAAAAAAGTTGTAAAGAAATCTTTGAAAAAAGAAGCTATTGGCGACAAGAAAAAAGAAGAGCCAGCCGCTGACGCTGGTGATGAAAAAGCAGATAAATTGCCAGCATTGGATGCTGCTCCAGATGCAGGTGCAGAAGCACCAGATGCTCCAAAAGCCGACGCTAAAGACACAGCCGCTCCAGACGCAGATACAGAAGCGCCAGATGCTGGTAGCGAGGAAGATGCTGACCAAGCACAAGCCGATGCTGCCGAAGCAAAAGCAGAATTGGAAAAAGCCAAAGCCGAAAAAGATCAAGCTGAAAAAGAAATCAAAAAACATTCTTATATCAAACTTGGTTCTGGCGCTGGTACACAATTTTTGCTAGGTAAAATCCTAGACCATGCCTTCAAGACCAATACAATTGATGCTCTTGCTGGAGAAATGGTACAAAAACTAAAGATTACAACTCCAGAAGATATGAATGCATTTTCAGAAGAAACTGCTACATACAGAGTAATACCTGGTATGCCTGAACTATTATCTTCAATGAAGACAATGGCAACAAAGCAAGAACAACCAGGAGAAACGCCAGAAGCCTAAAATTTATGAACGTACTAAAACTAAGAAATTTAATCGAAGGTGTAGAACAAATGGTTCCAACTGAACAAAAGGAGTGGACCATGGAAGAAAAGAAAGCTGCTCTTGCAGCCATTGGCAGCTATAATGAATATGGCGGTCATCTACGTCGTGAGCACAACTTAATGGAAATCGCTCATACACTAAGCAAGATTACAGAAGCTGCTGAAAAATTTACTCTAAGTGAAGTTGATGATTGGTTTGATAAAAAGACCATCAATGAAAACATGAAGCAATTGCGTCGTGTTAGTGACGAATTCAACAAACTTGCTAAAGAAGCTCACACTATCCAACAACGTATGGAAGCACTATACGAAGATGGTGGACATGTACTAAGTCGTTATTTTGAAATCAAAGACCTTAAAGAAGGTGCAATGGCAGTTTCTAAGATAAACAAGAAATAATTTTTGTATTATACACTTGCAGTAAACAAGCCCGCATTTTATATGTGGGTTTTTTATTTTAATATCATCTCATACCGCAAGCTACCACAGTCCCAGATACGGTCATACCCATTATCTTGCATATTTTCCCATTCGGTTTTTGCTGGATCATATACAGATAATAACTTTTTCAATTCACTTTTTCTATATTTGTATCTATGTTCTCGGGTTTGAATACTTTTTTTATTCATATACCAATAGTTTGGAGAAGTTTCTTTTACAAAAGAAAATCCACATTTGGAATATCCGCATTTTTCCTTTGAAGAGAACCTTCTGTCAGCATATGTTATTATGCTTTTTGGAGAATGCTCTTTTATAAAATGAGAAATAAATTTTGACATTATCCCAACAATTGATCCGGTTGAACAAAATCTATACAATTCATATTCATCCTCTTTTGCCGAGTTTCCTAATGCAATTCTATTTTTTCCAAATGTAATTACCGAAACCAATTCTCCATTGTGATACGCACCATATTTTATAGAAGATTTATCTTTTCCTTGAATGTGTGTTTTTTCTAAAAATGAATTACATGTTTCATTTGAAATAGATTGTATAACACATTTCCGCGCATATATTTTTGAAACCTTTGCTGGACATAACAGATATATAAGTTTATTTTTTATTATGTCTTGTTTATGCAACCATTCATCTTCAAATATATGAATCAGTTGTATTCCAGCTTCCTCACATCTTTTTGTTTTGTATATATGATAATTTTTATACTTTTTGCCCGCTATTTCAGAATGCCAATAGTTTCCATTTAATTCTATTGCGATGTTCATTGAAGGAATATAAAAATCTATTTCTTGACCAGATAATATCTTTCTATTGTATCTTTCTATATCAGATTCTTTTATTAGAGTGGTTAAAAACGTATATAATTCTTGTTCTATTATAGACGTACTATCAACTGGAAAACAAGTTGGGCATCTGGGTGTATAGCCATGAGTAAAACAATCGCTGAATTTTGTAGAACACTTTGAGCACTCTACAGGATATTCTTTATAATTTTGACAATTGATATATTCTTCTTTTTTAAATTTTAATATTAAACCCGATTGCTTAGATCGTTCTTTTATCTGCTCATAGTATATTTTAGAGAGTTTTTCTTTTTGTTTGTTTTTAACAAGCTCTGTTGTGATTGGGTGTATATGACCATACTTTTCTAGGCATGTGTTGTTCTTTTTATTTTTCACGCTCTCGTTGCTTGCTACATTTTCAACACCATATTTTTTCAAATTTGTTTCTTTTAATTTTGCCATCACATCTTCGGATTGAAGTGCATGTTTTACCCCCAAAGATTTAAGTGTAGAATTTTGTTGTTTAATTCGTATGCTTAAATTTTGCTGTGGATTTTCAACGCCGTATCGTTCAATACATGTTTTCTTTTGAGCATCTTTGATTTCTTTATTTTGAGACGGAGAAACAGATCCATATTTTTTTATACAAGTAGCCCGTGCCTTGTCTTTGACGCGATCCGATTGTGCCGGATTTTTTACTCCATATTTTTTAATATTACTCTGCTCACGACGTTTCTTGGTTTCTTCTAACACGTCAGGTCTGCGACGATATTCAGAAAAACAACTTGAAGAACAATGCTGCTTTGCTCGTTGTTTACTTGCAAATTCAGACCCACAATTTTTACACAATAATGTTAACATATAGCTTTTGCTTCTGCGATTGCTTATAACTATTAACAATTTGATAAAAAAGTCAAATTATAATAAATTTTGTATATATTTATTTATTACAAAATGCGTTGTTCTTCAATGCGAGGCAGTATTAATGTATCTTGAAACTCTAATAGTTTCACAACCCAAAAGGATTAAAACTATTATGTCAGATTTATTAAAACAAGCAATCGCCGACGCTAAAGCCGTTCGCGCTACTGCTCTATCAAATGCCAAAGCTGCTCTAGAAGAGCACTTCGCTCCAAAACTACAAAGCATGTTGTCTGAAAAGCTACGTGCCGAAGTCGAAGGTGCTGAAACAGAAGAAGCTCCACTACCAGTTGACGCTGGAATGGAAGCCGGTGCCGGTGAAGAAGTTCACGCAGACGCCGCTCAAGACGCCGCAATGATGGCCCCAGCTCCAGATGCAAATGCACCTGTCAGCGAGCCAGCCGTAGCCGAAGAACCAGCTGTTCCAGTTGGCGAAGGTATGGGCGAAGAAGAAATGGAAGAAGAAATGGATGAAGTTCTTGGCCAAGGCCACGTTGATCCAGTTCAACAAACTCACATCTACACAGAAAGTGAAAAAGCTTCTTCTGACTATAAGAAGACCACATCAGGTCACAAAACAGAAGATCCAGGTAAGAAGATGTATGTTGACGCAACCAAACTATCTACCAAGGGTTCTCTACCAGCAGGAAAGAAAGACGCGAAAGCTTCTTCTGACTATACAAAGACAACAGCTGGTCACAATACAGAAGACCCACAGGGTGCTTCCAATGAATTATCCAAGGGACAAAAGAAGACCGACTCTGGTACTGCCGCTTTGAAAGAAGACGACAGTAACTACGAAGTTGATGAATCTTCTCTTGACGAAATCCTAAAGGAACTAGAAGACGGTCTAAATGAAGTTGGTATGGAAAATGAAGCAGCTCACGAAGCAGCTCCAGCCGCTCATGAAGATGAAGAACTCAACCTAGACGAGCTTCTATCTGAAACGGACGATCAAGACTCCGATGAAGAAGAAATCGAAGAAGGTAAACTTCCAGCCGGATTGGCTGCTTACCAAGCCAAAAAAGCTGGTAAATCAGAAAAATCCGACGACGAAGAAGACAAAAAAGAAGAAAAAGAAACCGTCAAAGAAAACATTTCGTTGAAAAAGGAACTATCAGAATACCGTAGCGCAGTCGTTTATCTACGGGACCGTATCAATGAAGTTAACCTGCTTAATGCTAAGCTGCTTTACACGAACAAATTGTTCAAGCAAGCCAGCCTAAACAATGAGCAAAAACTGAAAGTTATCGAATCATTTGATCTCACGAAATCGGTTCGTGAAGCCAAACTCGTATACGCAACCCTAGCCGAATCGTTTAATTTCGGTGGCAAAAAGACAGTTGAAGCAGCTCCTAAAAAAGTTGTATCTCAAACCGTCAAAACCATCACCGAAGGATTAGCTTCGAAAACAGTAGCATCAACAAAACCGACAAAGGCCGCAGTTTTGACAGAAGGAGCCGTTATGGCAAACCGCTTCCAAAAGCTTGCCGGTATTCGTAAGTAAACCAAATCAACAACAAATATAGGAAATAAAAATTATGTCAGATATCAAATCACTACTAAACGAGACAGCTAACCCAATGGTTCAGCTAATGTCTCAAACACGTGGTCTAGTCTCCAAGTGGGAAAAGACCGGTCTTCTAGAAGGCGTCAAGGGCGATATGGATAAATCCCATATGTCCATCCTTTTGGAAAATCAAGCAAAGCAACTAATTGACGAAGCTACCCGCACAGGTACCTCCGCTAATTCTGAACAATGGGCTGGCGTTGCTCTCCCACTAGTTCGTCGTGTGTTTGCTGAAATCGCAGCTAAGGAATTCGTTTCGGTTCAACCGATGAATCTTCCTTCCGGTCTAGTATTCTATCTAGACTTCAAATACGGTTCAAATCAAGCCGGTAAACCAGCTTTCAACGGTCAATCGTTGTTCGGCGGCACAGGCACAAAACTAGGTTCAACTGACAGCGCCACCAACGGTCTATACGGCCAAGGTCGTTTCGGTTACACCATGAATGACCAAACAACAACCGTTACTGGCACGTCCACAACCGGTTCTTGGTTGGATGCAAAGTTCGTTCCAGAACTTTCTGCTTCCGTTTCTGATGGCCAAATCATGCGTATCACCGCTGACTTGACCGGTACAGGCTACGATGCAACAGGCATCCGCGCTTTCACCGTTTCTGGTTCCGGAATCGTTGATTTCTATCCAGCATTCACAACTGTTGACACAGCTACCGACGTTGTAACATTCGTCGTTTCTGGTTCTGCTATCAGTGCCACTCCATCGGTACTAGTTGCTTACCACAAGCAACCAGAAGCTGCTTCACGCGGCGACTTCGAAGATCAAGGTGCCGGATTGCCAAACGCCACAGGCGTAGCAAACGACATCGGCATTCCAGAAGTTAACCTAGAGCTAAAGAGCGAAGCAATCGTTGCTAAAACTCGTAAGCTAAAGGCCGTCTGGACACCAGAATTGGCTCAAGACTTGAACGCCTACCACTCGATTGACGCCGAAGCCGAGCTAACAGCTCTTCTATCGGAATACGTCTCGATGGAAATCGATCTAGAAATCCTTGACATGTTAGTAACAGCTGCTCCAGCTGCTACAACAGAATACTGGTCGGCTCGCGTCGGCAGTGAATACAACGCAACTCTTGGTAAGTTCTATGACACGGCTGCTAATCGCACCGCGTATGTAAAGAGCACATGGTTCCAAACTCTTGGTAACAAGATCCAAAAAGTTTCGAACAAGATTCACCAATTGACACTACGTGGCGGCGCTAACTTCCTAGTTTGCTCTCCAGACGTAGCTACAATCATCGAATCCATCCCAGGCTTCAGCACCAACACGGACGGCGATCAAGCCAAGTTCGCGATGGGCGTTGCCAAGGTTGGCGCTCTAAGCAACCGTTGGACAGTATACAAGAACCCATACATGACAGACAATGTTATGTTGGTAGGTTTCCGTGGAACAAACTTCCTAGAAACCGGCGCTGTTTACGCTCCATACATTCCACTAATTCAAACTCCATTGGTGTACGATCCAGTGAACTTTACTCCTCGCCGGGGGGTAATGACACGTTATGCCAAGAAGGTCTTGAGACCTGAGTTTTTTGGTAAAATCGTCATCGGTAACTTGGACGAAGTTTAAGTCGTAGAGTAAAAGTAAATCTATCAGAGGGGCCGCTCGAAAGAGTGGCCCTTTTTTTGTCAAAATATTTTGATGTTTGGGATTTATGCTTGATATATATAGATATAATTCTATGGATAAATCAGGCATATATAAAATAACAAACATCATAAATGGCAAATTCTACATCGGATCTTCTATTGATATATCACGCAGATTAAATGCTCACAAATCAATGTTGATAAATAACACACATCGAAACCCGATATTGCAGCGAGCGTGGAATAAATATGGCTCTGACAAATTCACATTTGAGATAGTAGAAGAATGTACCGGCGATCAAAAAATTTGTTTTGAAAGAGAACAATATTACTTGGATTTGTTGAAACCATATTTGGAGGTTGGATACAATATAGAAAAAACAGCTTCGGGGGGTGACACTTTTACTCTCAATCCAAACAAAGAAGCTATACGAGAAAAGATGCGTATATTGAACGCGGGTGATAAGAATGGAATGTTTGGTAGAACTCACAACGATTCTACAAAATCTGAAATGAAAAACAAAGCAAAAGGTCGTTTTTCTATTGAATGGTTTGTGGAAAGAAACGGTGAAGAAATTGGAACACAAAAATATCAAGAACGTCGTCAAATACTTGCAGCTCGTAAAATAAATTATAAACACGACAATGGGCTAACTGGAAAAAAGATCGTTGTAGAATCTACTAGAGGAAACAGTGTAAGTCGTGGCAGAAATGCACTCAAAGGTAGAAAAGAAGAATTTTTACTTGATATATCTAATCAAGAAATATCTAGTAAACAGATTGCCGACAAGTATGGAATATCCGTAGCGGCGGTAAAGTATCATCGTAAAAAGGCCAGAGCAATAACATAACTTTGACAGTAATAAACAATATTTATGTATATAACATTTATGAAGAAAACACATTATCGTTTCGCCGGTTTGTTTATATTATTAGCAGCACTATCTATCGCTAATCCGATTGATGACAAAGCAAGTTCTTTTGTTTATAACGGAGCGCCAGTTAGTAAAATAGTAAAAGATAATCAATATATCATCAAAAAGAACTATGCTATTCATTATCGCTTTGACACAAAGACGGCAGAATATGTTGTAGAGCATGTAACCAAAGAAAAAGTAAATGGTACATTCAAACGCCAAGATGATTTTCGTCCAGATCCAGATATACTACCAGCACATCAATCTGTATTAAGTGATTATGCTGGTAATCCATATGATCGCGGTCATCTTGTTCCTGCTGGTGACAATACTCATACAGCCGAAGCTATGAGTGAAAGTTTCTATTTGAGCAACATGGTTCCTCAAGTTCCAAATAACAATCGTGGTATTT